CACTATTGATTCTCAATAACTAACATCTTATTGAGAATGAATTAAACGACTAAAATACATTTTTTAATACATTTTTAATTGAAAAAACATAAAAAAAGAGGGTTTTATCCCTCTTTTAACGTATAATCAATCCAATGCAAGTCTGTGTCGTGCGTATTCTTTTGCTTCCTTTCTTGACTTGAATCGTGCTTGCTTACCATCAAATCTTAGGGTCTCAAACTTATACCTTAGACGGTTGTGATGTATAATCTTTCGACTGTAAAAGTAGAGAGAGAACATACCTTCTTGATACTCATCTTTTTCCTTCTCCTTGTTAATAATGAACGGAAGATTAACAGTGGTGAGAGTAATCATTTGGAAAGTTCTTGTGAGTGAGAATACTTGTAACCAGCAAGATTACCAAAGTTCTGAGTCATTGCTTTATACTCAGATCGTGCAAGTATGGTTTTAATGTTACCAGTGTTGCAGTGTTGAAAGATAAACTTTTTCATGATAGATTCAGTTCAGACGCATACCAGAGAAAAAGGGAATCGTTCCGAATTGATTAGACTTAAAGAACCATTCTCCTTTCTTCTGGAATACACTTTCATCACCAACTCCATGCTCAGAAAGAATAGCATTAAGGCGAGACTTTGTGGTGTTTGACTGATAACCTCCATCGAACAATTCGATCCAGGTTTCGCCAATTCGAGCAATCAGATTACCATGCAGAAAGACATCAGTAACATGAGAACAAGAGATGACTTCAGTGTTATCAAGTTTGAAATCAATGCCTTTGGTGATAGCATTGTTCATCAGTCGTTCGATCTTACGCATGGTTGGAGATTCAGTGGTGATACTATAGGAACAGTTTAGAGGCCTCAGGAATTATACATCACATCATCTTCCATTTCAGAAAGAGTTTTTTCATTCCATTCTTCCTTTACAAAGTCACCATCAACAGTGTAAAGACGATTCACATAGTAATCATAAAGATCATCATTCAGAGTGGAAAGATTCAGAAATGCGTTGGAGATTGCGGTGTTGATTTCGACTTGAGTCATGGGAGTTGTGCTCATACTATAGGGACACTTTAGAGGCCTCAGTCTTTATCAACAAACACTAGATCACCTTCGACATCACAAAACTCCATCAAAAAGTAATCAACACTGACATTAAGCATCATTGCTTCAGTAACAAGATCAAGATACATTTCTTGTGTCAGAATGTGAAAATCAGTTTCAATCATTGCTCACACTCTCCAGCAGATCATTCAGAACTTCAGTATCATACAATTCTTCAATCTCGGAGAGAAGTTCTGTTTCAGTGTATTTGTTATACTCAGCAACCAGAGATTCGATGGCAAATGTGACAAGATCATCCATGTCCATGCCATCAACAACCATCTCCGCGTATGCTTCAGTCAATGCACAAAGTTGTTCGTTAGAAAGTGTCATTTGAGTTTGTTTCAGTGAGTGTTCAGAATGTGGACAAAATCAAGAGAGAAGACACACCAACCAGTGGCATCTGTCACCTCTTCAACTAGACAATTTGCAATGTCTTCATCATCATCGTCATCATCAACTTCCACCTCAAAGACATTCCCAACAACAGAATTGATGACTTCTTGTTGTTCTTCTACCGTGAAATCTTCATCATCAAAATCAAATGAAACTTCGGTAACTTGGAGTGTAAGAGTTCTCATCAATCAACCCTCCACAAGATCAAACTTAGAATCAACACACTCCCATTGATGACACAAATCGTAGTCGGGTTCGTTGATCCATTCCTCTGCTTCTTCTTTAGTATTGAAGAACACAGCAGTCGTGTTAGTTTCAGTAACATAGACAGTGTAAGACATGATCAGTTCAGTTTCTCAAAGTTACGGACAACAATTTCACAGAGTTCATCTAAAACTTCATCGTTAAAGAAAATCTTTTCATCATCAACAAATGAAGCATAAGTGAGAATGTCCTGCTGGATTTGTTCACGGACAGAGAGCAGTTGAGTGTTCATGATTCAGTAGTTAGAAACAGTTTGGAAGATGATGCCAGTTGAGTTATAGCGAAGATCCACATCACACTGGTATTCTTCACTCAAATTGTATGCAAGATCAATCGCTCGATCAATGTCAGTGGTGGTATTCTCCCAGGGAGCAGCATAACATTTGACATCAATTCTGGTATCAGGAGAGATTCGCATTTGGAAGTTCAGTGGTGATACTATAGGGACACTTTAGAGGCCTCACTATTTGAAACTCACATTCACACCGACAACTTTTGCTTTAGGATTGCGAGCGAGTGCAGTTTCTCGTGCATCTTTTGGATTGGTAGCATACACTTCCTCCTTGAAGACTTTGCCACCAACGTATAGCTCAACAATGTATTTCATCAGATTAGTTTGGGAATGAAAGTTTGTATTTGGAGATTAACAAATCTCTTACACATTCACGATCAACACTATCACCACAGAACTCATTTCCTTTCAGTTCAAGTATCTGAAGATGTGTGAGAGTTGCTTGTTCAATCAGATCCAATGTTGCACTCATCGGATACAATCCACCATCACCATAGAAAGAGAGAACATAATCGTAAAACTCTTGGAGGTTAGACATCATCAATCGTCTCCAAAGTTATTAACAAGAAAGTCCTCAAGTTCAATCAGGTCAGCATCATCCAAACGAATGATGTATTCTGTGATGATGGTATAAAGCATGTCAGGGTCTTGCCTGCATTTCTCATACAAAAACTCAAAAAGTTCGGTTCGGTCAGTCATAATCAAACAGAAAGATCGACAGAGATTTCTTTAATGTTCAACCCACAGAGTTGTTCATAAACACGATTACAAATAAGTGTTGGTGCTTTCTTTGCTTTGGACTTTTCATACCAGATTGTACGCAACCCATCAAATGTTTCAACGGTAATTTTGTAGTTTTTCATCATCAGTTAGAATAGAGTGGGAGTTTCTTACGGAGACGGATTGCATCGTCAATCATTTCACCAACCTGTTCGTAAATGTAGTCAGAACCTCCTACATCAGCGAGCACATCTTGAGTGAAAAGTGTAGAGAAATACACTTCCTGACCGTCTTCATCATTCTCAAACACATCGTTTTGAGTGAATACAAATGCAGCACAAGGAGCGTTTTCACCTTGACTCTCAATCATCGAATTGATAGTGTTACGAAGTTCAGAAAGAGTGCGGAACATAATCAGTTAAAGTTGTTGAGTTGAGTGTAAGAAATCAGTACAGCAGAGAGAATGAACCACAGAAGCGACGAACCCATTGGAGAGTATCATAATGGGAACGCGGTTTGCTCATCACCATGCTAGTATTCTTCTCAGGATTGAAAGCAACAGCAACATAACGATAGTGATCAAAAGATACTTCAATCTCCTGAATCCACATTTGGCAGACTTTGCCTTCTTTCCAGTTGGTGACGTAGGAGTAGACTTGATCCATTTGAGTAGTGCTCATACTATAGGGACACTTTAGAGGCCTCAGTGTTTATTACCAAGTCTTTGCTAGGTTAAAGTTTGAGTGTGAAAAGACTTCACGATTGACTAACTTAAACGTGCCAAACTCATTGGCAAGAACATAACCTTCTGCATCAATTCGGTTGTATCCGATGTATGCTGCAGGACCGTCATTGCGGCAGAGAAACAAACAATCATCTTTGATTGATTTCACCAAACACCACAAACGAATCAGGTTAGGATCACAATCAAACTCATTCACATTCTCTACGCTAATCTGCTCACCTGCACGAATGTAAGCATTAAGTTGCTTCTTAATCTTTGCTGCTTCCTTGTCAGAAACAAACTCACATGCAGTAGACATTTGACGGGCAAATGCACAGACTTCAGCAACATCCTCGAACGATTCTTGTCCGTGCTGAATGTATGCTTGCGGTTTCACAAACTTGACATAGGGAGTATCCGTGATGATAAAGTTCATCGGATAAGCTACTGCATCGCGCAAATCTTTCTCTGCGATGTAGACAGTGTGAGGAGCAACAATGATCTCCTCATACACTACTTCGGAGAACTTGTAGGTGATAGTATTTGGTGTGTATTCATCATCTCCACCAAAACCAATAAAGTCGCCTTGCAAAATACCAGCAGTGCGAGGCAAATAATCAAAGCAAGCATGAAGGATTCGTGCAACATTTCCTTCGTGGTTTGCATCAATGTCCTGATGTGATTCGTTGATTTTGATTTTAACTTTGTTGAACACACTTTTGGTGCCAACAAAGAAGTTGCCTGTTGCAGGATTCGTACCCCAAACAATAGCAGGAGCGCCATCAATCTTGACACTCAAGGTGCCAGGATTCACAAACCAATTTAGAACCGAAAGATCACCAGTCAGGATAGAATCTTCGGGATGTTCGATGTGAGTGTTCTTCATACTATAGGGACACTTTAGAAGCCTCAGTATTTAACAACTCAGAGGCGATGACGTGCAATAGTGTGACAAATGTTATTGCGAATGTTTACACCAGTCGTTTCTAAGATGTAATCTTCATACAGAGTTTCTTCTTGCTCTCGTGCTTCAATTTCGTGTGGTTGATACCAATACTCATACTCTTCGACTGGTTCTTTACAATAACAAACTTTTCCGCGACGGAGTTGCAATGAACCTAAAACCCATTGACGAAGATGCACCAATTCGTGCAAAAGAGTTTTTGTATACAACTCTTTGTCCATGTAAGTATTCAGTTCGATCAGAAAGTGTCGAGGACGATGTGCTTCATCTACAAAGTCACAGTAACCATAAACACCCTCTCTTCGCAATCCCCGATGTAGAATCTCCACGTCAATCTTGTGACGAGGAAGAAACTTATTCAGAAACCAGGAAGTAACATCCTCACAGAGGAGTTTGCTATAACCGTATCCAGAATGTTGAATGTAAGACATGAACCCCAATGAAGAAACCAAATAAACGAAGAAACAAACAGAAGTTTTTCTTTACCAGTCATCGTGCAATAATGTCCAAACTTTCCAACAGCAACATCGCAAGTTCTATCCGATTGTCTTCATCAACCACAGGAATGTTTGCATCTACAAACTCACTTGCAAGTTGACTAAAAAGATCAATCGTTCGTTCATCTGAGAATACAGCAGTGGCAAAATCACTCTTGAAACCGTTACACAGAAAACGCAGAGAACGTGTTACTGTCAGCTCTTTAATTTCTTGTTGGTAGTCAGTCATTTCAGTTACCTTCAGAGATTTGGTTGAGAATGTGGCGAGCAAACTTCATGAAATCATATGAAGTCACACCATGAGGATCATAACCATCAAGCATTTCAGACTGATTGTAAGTATTCACAATCAGCAGACAAGCATCATACAGGGCAGCAAGATGCTCCTCTTTTGAGTGAAATTGGAT